GCAAAATCAGAATATGGCATTTAACCCAAACCCAAGCTATGCCGCATATCAGTATAACCCAATGCAGAGATTTCAACAGCCAGAGCCACAGATTCCGCAGATGCAACCGCAGTTTCTTGGAATCCAAGGAAAGGTAGTACAGTCGGAATCAGCGATCATGGCGAATGATGTACCTATGGATGGAAGTGTTGCGTTTTTCCCAATGCAGGACATGAGCGCAATCGTAGCGAAACAATGGGATGCCAATGGAACAATCAGAAAGACCGTTTACAAGCCTTTTAATGAGCAGATGGCAGATTCTTCGAGCGATGATAAAAGAATTGAAATAGGGCTATCTGATGATGCGACAAAGGCTATTACTGACAAATTAGATTGCTTGTTTGGAAAGATGGAGGAGCTGGAAGATAAGTTATCTTCGCAAACGCAAAGAAAATCTTCACGAACACAAAAGGAGAGTGAGTCTTAATGAATCCTATGCAGATGTTACAGGGAATGAAAAACCCACAGCAGTTTTTACAACAAATGATGGGGAATAACAGCGTAATGAACAACCCTATGGCGCGCAATGCTATGCAAATGGCGCAGAAGGGAGATTCCAAGGGCATAGAGCAGATGGCTAGGAATTTGTGCAAAGAAAAGGGAATTGACGCAGATAAGGCTTTTGAGTCGTTTAAAAGCCAATTAGGAATGTGATACTAATTCTTGCAAGATTATGTATATAAAAATGAATTATGGAGGTAAATTCTATGTTTAACACAGGTAATTGTGCATCCGTTCCGCTTGTTGCGAACATTGACGGAAACGGAAATAACAATGGATGGGGCGCAGAAGGCTCATGGTTATGGTTCATTATCGTTATCTTTGCCATCTTCGGATGGGGTGGATTCGGTAACGGATTCGGAGGAAACGGAATGAATGGTGGTGTCGGAAGCGAAATCCAGCGCGGATTTGATAATCAGGCGGTTGTGTCAAAACTTGATGGCATTACAAACGGACTTTGTGACGGATTCTATGCAGTGCAAACCGGCATGAACGGCATCAACACAAACATTTTGCAGACCGGATTCGGCATTCAGCAGGCTATCAATGCTGATACAGTTGCTAACATGCAGAATACAAACGCATTACAGTCACAGCTTGCAAACTGCTGCTGTGAAACAAGAGAAGCTATCCAAGGCGTAAACTACAACATGGCAACCAACACTTGCGCTTTGCAGAACACCATGAACAGCAACACGAGAGACATTATCGACAGTCAGAATGCAGGAACACGCGCTATTCTTGATTATCTCTGCAATGAGAAAATTTCTTCCTTACAGGCAGAAAATAATGATCTTCGTAGAGCGGCTTCACAGGATCGTCAGAGTGCATTACTTACAACTCAGATGGCAGCTCAGACACAGCAGATTATTGATGCAGTAAGACCTACACCGGTTCCATCGTTCCCGGCTTCTAACCTTTATGGTTATGCATATGGATGCGGATGCAACACAGGTTGTGGCTGCTAAAACTGAATAATTGAGTATCTTAATTGAGTTTAACTCAATCATGTCTGCTATGCAGTATTACTTATAACCAAAGGGCAGACTATAATGTTTGCCCTTATTTTTATGGAAGAGAGGTAAAAATAATGGAAGTAACAGGAATTGCATTACAAACCGTTGCCGCTGGAGAAGATGTTGCATTCACAGAAACAGCAGTAAACGGAACAAAATGTATCGTACACAGACAGGGAAGTGGAATTATCAAGCTAAGAGGTATCACCAATCAGTGCAAAGCTAGATTTTTGGTATCGTATTCCGGCAACATTCAGATCCCAACAGGCGGTACGGTTGGAGAGATTTCGCTTGCAATCGCAGTAGACGGAGAGCCTTTACAGTCAACACGAATGATAGTTACTCCGGCAGCAGTACAAAATTTATTTAACGTATCGGCGCAGGCATACGTGGATGTGCCATGCGGTTGTTGCAGTACCGTAGCCGTGCAGAATACATCCACGCAGGCTATCGAGGTTCAGAACAGTAATTTGATTGCAGTAAGGGAGGCTTGATATTATGCATAAGTTTGCGAAACAGATTATGGATTGCGTGAAAGCCCACGTTGACGGTATTGGAATTGAGAATTTTGAGGGACAAAACCTTGATGATCTCAAGGATTGGACGGAGATTGCAAAGAACATCGTGTGCTTTGACAAGGACTATAACATTGTTGAAGCCATGAAAAAGTCTGAAAACGAAGAAATCATGCGCATGGTGGAAGAATTTGGGGATTATCCGGTAAGAAGATACTATAATGAGTACCGGTACTCAAACGGAAGATTCGCACCAAAAGGGCGCGGAACACGCAGAGGGTATGTAGAACCACCATATTACCATCAGATGCCGGAAGATTACCACGAATGGGAGAGAATGCCGGAATACGACCGAATGAGAGATCTTGACCGAATGAGTATGGGAAAGATGTATTATTCAGAGCCTATGAGCGGAAATAACGGCATGAGTACCGGTACTCACGATGCAAGAGAGGGCAGAGCTGGTATGAGCCGGAGAAGCTATATGGAAACAAAGGAAATGCATAACGGAAATTCACCGGAAGATAAGGACGCAAAGATGAAAGAACTCGAAAAGTACATGAAATCTCTTTCGGAAGATGTGACAGAACTGTTTTCCGGTATGTCCCCAGAAGAGAAACAGTTAACCAAGACAAAGCTGACTACGCTTGTCACGAAAATGTAATAGAGAGGGCATTTTGCCCTCTTTGTTTGCGAGGTGGTAAATTGTTCACGATAAACAATGAAATGTGGAATTTGGTCAAAGTATCGCGTTACAGCGATATGCTACAGAGAAGTGACGGAAGCAGAACGGTAGGCATGACCGACAGGGACACGAAAACGATATATCTTGCGGATGATTTACGCGGGAAATTCCTTGACCGTGTGTTATGTCACGAATTATGTCACGCGTTCTGTCTTTCGTATAATGTATACATGGATATTGACACAGAGGAAATTGTAGCAGACTTCTTGGCTACATACGGAAGAGAAGTATTTGAAATAGCAGACAAACTATTGATTGAACTTATGGAGGTTGCATAATGGATAAAATTTCAGAACTCTTACAGTACGTGCACCGGACGAATCCGGAAATGACTAGGGAAAGACTGATAGAAGAGTTAAGCAAAAGCGACTATGCGGCGCGGTCTTTGATTTTTACGAAAGAAAACATCGTTTCGCTAGGGCAAAAATAAATCCGGCGGTTTGAATCGCCGCCGGAATTGTGTCAGACTTTCGGAATGTAAGAACCTTTCATTATTTCTATAGCGAGTTTCGCGCCTTCCGTCATGTAAAAATCATTATTCTTTGCACAGCAACTAAAAAGCAGTTCCTCGAACTCTGAATATAAATTTTCACTTAATAACCCTTTTAGCTTCTCTGTTAAGGGTGAGAAGTATTCAACAAAGGCATTTCCGGTTTCATTGTCAAGCTGACTTGAACATACAATTTTAATAAATTCATCCATTTTAGTAGTCTCCTTCTTCTGTTAATAAATAGTTGATATATCCTGTCGCAAGTCTGGCAAGGCTTTTACTGCCATCCAACAAATCCAATTTGTACTCTGGTCTATAGCCAAACCTCTGCACATAGAACTTTTCTTCAAGTTCTAAGTCGTAAATGTCAGATAGCTCCACGAGAATCTTGTGATATAAAAATTTTCTCGTCCACCCAAACTGTTCCATGATAATTTTTAATTTCCAATTATTTTTTCTGAACCACGCTCCGCGTGATGCGCCCAATTGCTGTTTTGAAATGTAACAATCTGCAAATAGGTCATCTTTTTTCGGCAATGCCACCTGTGGTTTCTTTATGGCTTTCTCCATGTCGGCAAAACGTTTCACGTATCGGGCAGTAAATACGATGCCTTTTTCTCCGTTGAATTTGTTCGCAAGAAAATCACATCCTAACTTGGTTACTTTGTAGCACTTGTTTTCTTTTCCGGATTCATCTTTGTAGGTAGATGGAATGAAATAATCACTCGCACCTAAATTGTGGTGAGTCAAAATTTCAATGATTCCTTCAGTATGTTTTCCCTTTACATCCTGTCCTTCCAATTTTCTTAAAACTCTGTCGTGACGCATTCCCATCATTTCTGCAATCTCTAAAGTGGTGATGGTTTGTTCTATTTGGTTCATGCTTATTCTCCTTTCTGAAAAACAACATTATGTTTGTTTTGAACAACCTCATAGTTGTATTATAAACAACAGTTTATTTGTTGTCAACAATATTTTAGTTGATTTATTGCTTTATTTGTTGTATTCTGTTTCTTGTATAAGAAAGGAGGCGTATGATGTTTACCAAATTATTAAGATTAACATTGGTTGAAAAAGAAATGACAGCTAAAGAGTTAGCCACAAAGATAGGGACAACTCAACAGAACCTATCAGCAAAAATGAAACGTGACAACTTTTCAGAAAAGGAAATGCGGCAGATTGCGGATGCATTGGGGCTTGATTTAGAAATTGTAATGAAAGAGAAGAAATAAGAAAACCCGCCTAACTGGCGGGTTTTTGATGAAAGAAAATTTTTCCAGCGCCCCAAAAAATATTTCGTAATTTTTTTGTACCCCCCCTGGGGTAGCGTTTTTGGGGTCAAGATTCCATTTTCACGGATTCTCAAAAACGTGTAACAAACGTGCAATTATCTTCGGAATTCCGCAAATAACACAAATACACTATATGTTATGCCATATATAGATAATTCATTGATGATATTTGATGGTATTGCCGATCACAGGCAAACGCCAGAAGACGCTTGCCCGACTATAGTTACAATCTAGCATAGACCGCATTTTACCACTTGTCAAGATAGTTTTTCCCGTCGTACCGGCTGTAAGTGTGTGTTATGTTTTCCGGTCTTTGCGTGATCTGCATCCAGTCACCGCCACGTTGGACGGTTATTTTGGTTTTTGCAGACTCCACCCATTCCACACCCTCGAACTTCGAGTAGCCGCACGTTTTGCCGGATATTTCCAGATAACCAAGGGCAGACACCCGGTGCATGATTTCCCTTTTTCCGATATACTCATATTTTGCCATTTTTGCCACCTCCTTGTGTTACGTTTATTTGTCAATTTGCGCATGGAAACCGATTTCCATGTAGTCCGCGCTCCCGGAATCGAACCGGAACGGATGCACCAAACACGCGAAAAAGGCGGAATGGTACCGCCTTAAATTACAACAAAATCCCCTTGAAATCCTGTTGTTACGATCATTTTTCCGTCAGATCTGCGGTACACAACGCCGCATCCGTCCGCAAAAGTTGACCATACAATCCATCCGGGCGGTGTAAGTTTTTCCCCGGTCTTATAATCCCGGAATGAGTAACGCGGAATAACGCCGCTTTTTTCTTGATCTAGCGCGTTGTTAATTGCTTGCGATTCTGTTACGATCTGCACACCTTTTACCGTGTGCAAAATATATCTTTCTTCCATTTCTTATACCTCTTTCCTTTTATTTACTCATTTTTGAGTAATGGCAAGCCGGGGAATCGAACCCCGGAAAAGCCGCCCTTGCCTATGCGATTGCTACAAGTCTATCGTTTCGCATTGTTCGCGTGTATTCTTTTCCACTTTCGTCGGAAATAATAACGCATCTGACGCTTTTTCCGCTCTTGGTAGGCTCAACGCTTTTTACCGTCTCGGTGTATCCAAAATTCCAAACTGTAACCATGCCCGGCTTGAGTTCTGCCGCCGGGATAGCGTTTCTTCTTTCATAAATTCCTTGTAATTTAACTGTAGCCATAAAATCAACCATCCTTTCATTGTGTGCCCTGTCTCATCAGTGCAGGTGGGGCAGTTCCTGCAGACCGCCAGGAGTGGCGGTTTCGACTATTTCACTTGTTCTAAAATCTGTGTATATATAGACGGTTTCGATTCGTCAACCTCTTTACAGACGCATCCGCTATATACTTTATTTGTTGACCATTTGCAGGACTTTCCAAAACTCTTACAGTTGTAGCACATTGGGTTATACTCCAATGCTTCAATGACTTTTCTGCGCGCCTTGCTTCTTTCTATCTGTTCATTTGTTGCAACCATTATATATTTTTCCATGTTCAAAAACCTCGCTTTCGTTTTCTGGTCTGCCATCATCAGAGCCGGGAGACCATCCCGCGGCTGACGCTCCAGATCGGAGCGTTTCGGCTATGCTATGCAGATTTCAAATACATCACCTTGAACGTGTTCAAAATCGACTTTTTCAAAAATCCCGATTCCGTAAAAGTCGGCTGTGAGTTCCCCAAAGTGGTTATACTCAAACGAGATTCCGTTCTTTTTCAGTTCGTTGATCGCGTCACCGTTCTTTGTTGTTTCCCATGTAAAACGCATTCCCGTCTTTCTCATATTTAAGCCCTCCCTATAAAATTTCCGAAAGCTGTAAAATCTGCGCTTCGCTCAAATGGTCAATAACAACATTCCCGTTTACGTCACTCAATTCGTATTCATCCGGGAGAGTGGTAAAACCGTCAAACTGGTTCGAAATATAAAACCCTTTTCTTTCTAATAATGTTTCTGCCGCTTTCATATTTTTCATGTTGTAACCTCGCTTTCGTGTTTCATTTGATATACTAATAGTACACGATAATAGATTATAATACAATTGACACAATACACGAAAATAGACGACACAAAACAGCAGTTTATTGTGCAATATGATACATGAGAATAGACGTTGACATGGTGTGAAAAATCTATTATCATATATAAAAAGAAAAGAGGTGTGACGCATGGCGAATTATGGTGCAAACGGATATATTGACTTTTCCAAGCTGTGGAATGTCTTAGAAAAAAAGGAATACAATAAGCAGTGGTTAAAGAATAACGGAATCCATTCTAATACAGTGGCAAAGCTGACAAAAAATGAAAATGTAACTTGTGAGGTTATATGTAATCTATGCAGACTACTAAATTGTCAGCCGGGCGATATTATGGAATATAAAAATAATTAAAATACATGAAAATAGACTATTGACATATACACGATAATTGATAATATGTTTATATAAATTGAATATTAAAAGAGGTGAGACAATGGCAAAAACTCCAGAGTATACAAAGAAAGCTATTCAGAATTACAATAACAAGTTTGACAGAATAGCAGTTAATTTACCAAAGGGGACAAAAAACAGGATAAAAGTATTGACCGGAAAAAGTTGTAATGCTTATGTTTCTGAATTGGTTGTAAAAGATTTAGACAGCTTAGAAAATAAGTAATTTGTTGGTAAAACGGAAATGATTTGTTCAAAAACTAAAGAGAAAGGAGAAAGCAATGGAGGAATTAGAAAAATTGGAAATTCCAGCAATCAAAGTTTGGGATTCTCAAAGGGTTGTAACTTTTAATGATATAGACAGAGTACATCAAAGACCTAACGGAACGGCAAAGCGTAGTTTTAAACAAAATAGAAAACATTTTATTTTGAACGAAGATTACTTTGAATTAACAAGAAAAGAGTTCGGGACGAATTTCGTCCCTAATTCCGAACCGTTAAAAGGGAACCCGAATTTGAAAGTCTTTTTATTTACAGAAACAGGATATTTAATGCTTGTAAAGTCATTCCATGATGATTTGTCTTGGAAAGTGCAAAGAAGACTTGTAAGCTCATATTTCAATTGTGGAAAGTTGCAAAACGAAGTGATAAATCGAAGTGATGTACCGCAACCGCATGAAGGTCATTATCCATCGTTGGCTAACACTTGGATGAAAGACCATGAACCTCTATTTAAGCAGATTTGTAGTGCCTATGGGATCAGCAGAAAGGAACTGTACCACAAGATATTGTTGGATATTGGGGATGATTATAATGTTGATGATTATAGAGTTTTCTATAAGCGCGATACCGGACACGCGCCAGAGTATATCATGGAGGTTGTATCGTTTTATCCAGAATTAAGGGAAGCGGCAGAAACTATCATACAGATACACATGAATAGAGTTAGAAGGTACCCAAAAGAGTATTTAGGGCATATATATAACAGATAAAAGATAATTTACAAACAAGGGTAGCTTTTCCGGCTGCCTTTTCTTTTTGCCATATCCAAAATCAACAACGCATCCGGGCATATCTTGCAAAATCTCCGAAAAATCGTAAACAAACTATAAAACTTTTCTTAAATTTTTATAAACAAGGCTAGGTTCATTAGGTCTTTGACAAGTCCAAAAATGATAGAATAGTATCAGTTTTTGCAAAAAATCGTCTGACAATCGTCTGACATAAGGCGACACAATCGTCTGACGTCGCTTTTTCAGAACTATGTTTCTCTTTCTCTCTCTTTTTCTCAATCTTTTAAGTTAATAATAATATACTGTATCTAAAGCCTATAGGTTTATTGTAAGTGTATATCCGCATACGCGCGCGGCGTAAGTATATAATACCACCGTAAAAAATTAAGGCTTGACTTTAAACCCGGAAATAGTGTATACCAAAAGCAGAGAGATTGAACAGATTGGAGGTGTGAAATATATGCAGGATGTAGAGAGTGTAGATCTTACAAGCCTTATAGTGGATCTAGGTACAGTACAGATATACACATCAACTGTACAGGATTTAATAGACAACGCTTGTATAGAATTTCACATCGAAGATCTGCTAAAAGCTGGGCAAAGACAGTGGAAAGCTGTTATGCAGTATGTTGGTATGCATCTATTCCCAGATACAAAAGTATTAAAGGACAAGAGCTTAAGCCCTCTTAACAATGGGACTATACCGACTAACTGCAATAGATACGATAGAGAGGTATTATATAAACTTTGTGATTATTATATATATATCTCCAATGTGTACAGCAAGTTGGTGAGTACAGTAGCATTCAGTTATTTTTGTAATATACCTGCAAACACAATGGATATATGGAGCACAGAAGAACCAAGTTCGTTGGCTTTCAAGATGTGGCAAAAATTGCAACGATCGCGCAAGGATTGTATACTAGATCGTGCGTACGACTCTAATAGTCCAGTCGGTACTATGTTCGTGGGTAACAATGAATTCGGCATGAATCAGCTAGGTATTGGAGATAATGCCACCCAGAGAAGGGCAATCACAGCGCAGGAGCTGCCAAGATTGGACGAGAAAAAGAGTCAAGAATTGCACGCAATCGACACACAATTCACAGATGCAGCGGCAAATAATACGGTTTAAATTGTGTGTGGTTATTCTACAATTCACAAATGCAGTAATATCAAGGGTTGTAGCGTTTTAACTATTCGCCAACTATTCGGAAAAGTTAGGTTTTGCGAATAGTTGCAAGGGTATGACATGAATTGTATTAAAACAATTTGATTTTCACACAATGACAACAAAACGAAATGAGAAATATTTTAGGTTCCCATGTTTGCAAGAAAAGGATGGGGAGGGGGTCTGACAGAAAGACCACCGGGCGTCTACTAAGTCCCTCAAATTCCTCAAAAAATAAAAAGCCACTTACAACACCATTGACTTTTTACAGAAATTGGCTTAATATAAACATAAACAATTCACTTTCACGTTGCGAATCGCAACTAAATTTCCAAAAATTTTTTAAAAACAAAAAGTGTTTCGGACAAGAGAATGATATATGACCGGAAATGAGTATCAGAAATTAGCTATGAGGACTTGCAATATTCCGTATGACCGTAAAAAAAGACATGCTTAGGCACGCCGTATTTGGGCTGGCATCCGAAGCTGGAGAGGTATCCGGAATTTTGCAGAAAGAGTACCAGGGGCATGAGATCGACGATCAGCACATAAAGAAAGAGCTTGGGGATTGCCTGTGGATGATTGCAGAAGCATGCACTGCGTTTGGATTTAAAATGGATGATGTTATGCAGACAAACATTGACAAGCTAAAGGCAAGATTTCCAGATGGTTTTGATGTTGAAAAGGATTTACACCGCAAGGATGGTGATGTGTAATGGCAGAGTGTAAAGAATGTTGTGGCACATGTAAATATGGCTTATGCGTCAAGACAAACGGTTATGTTTGTTCAAACGACGAAAGCGATTATGTCGCTGATTTTGTAGAATACAGCCATTCATGCGATTCCTGGGAACGGAAATAGGGGAAAACTGAAATGAATGAAACATTGATGAAAACCGAGTATTCCACAGCTTTTGATGAAAAGCGCAAAGGATTGATTGAACAGTCGTATTACAAATACGGACCAGCAAGAATGAACTTTTCCTCCGGAAATGTTAATGCGGTTGAAAGTTTGAAAATGTGCCTTGCCAAGTTTGAAGAGACCGGAAACCTTGAATACCTGTGTGATGTTGCAAATTACGCCATGTTCCGGTTCATGTTTCCACAACAGGGAGAATATTTCAAACATACGAATTCTGATGAATCTGCCGGACTTTTCGGCATGAGCGTGAATGAAATGGAACGATTCAAACAGGAACACAGCTTTGATGATGGGAGATATTGATATGGCTTTGAAAGTTATTGCAACAGCGACAGATGTCCTCGTAATGCTTGGACTTATGGGAGGACAGGTAAAACAAAAAGACAATTCAAACGCAATGGGGTATTTGCTTTCATACGCGATATTTGCAATGAATATTATGGTCATTTGGAAATGATGGGCTATCGCCAAACGGTAAGGCACAGGATTTTGATTCCTGTATTCCGGGTTCGAATCCCGGTAGCCTAATTGGTTGCATGTTGACGTTTCATGTAGCCACGTATGTTTTCCATACGTACTTGAACCCTTGGTTGAGTGATTCAAGCATTTGGGTTCCTCCTTTCGCCACTAGGACGATTCTGTTAAGGACGGTGCGAGACCGTCCGGTGGTATTCTATCATGCATCTATCCCACGGTGCATGATCGTGTAACGCATAGCACGTAAAACATATTGCTAACCGTCTTGTGGCGGTTTTGATCGGTTAGTCGAGCGGTAAGACACCACCCTTTCACGGTGGTAACACGAGTTCAAATCTCGTACCGGTCGCTATATTGGGATTTAATTCAGTGGTAGAAGACACGGCTTATATCCGGGTTGTCGCGGGTTCGATTCCTGCAATCCCAACGAGAAGTCTTGCGTATTCTTTAACAGGAGTATGCGAGTGGTTATAAAAGAAACGCACAACAAACAGGCTGTGAGTAGGAAGTACAACAAAAGCAGTTCAGACAGGACACTTGAAAATATCCCTATGCGTTTGGTAGCCTTTGATCGAGTGCATCTTGTCAATTCGGCAGTGTTCCCATAATGGTATTGGAACGGCTTGCTAAGCCGCCGGGCGTTTATTCGCCTTGTAGGTTCGAATCCTACACACTGCGCTTGCCCGAAATAGGGCGTTGATGTGTGGCGGAATGGGTAAACGCTATGAAATGTCTATTGCAAAATGCAATACAGAGAAAGTATTTCTCAGGGACATTATGAGAAAGTAAATCTTTTCTGCGAGGTTCAAATCCTCGCCACATCAATTCCTTATCTCCACTTAGTCGGGTGCTACTGCAATAGTTCCGGTCGATGGGAGACTTATGGATGGTAGCGGTATAATTGGTAACAGAAAACCCCTCCGTGATTAGAAATTGCAGATTTGAAAGCGGTTGGCATGGTTTTGGCTGACAGGGTTCGATTTTTGCTATGATTGGGGGCGTAAGAATGTGTGATTTATGCAAAGACATAGGAATCGGAATACCGGATTGGGATTTCCTTACTCCGGATAAAAACGGAAAAGTACCGTCCGGTAATAAAATAGAAATTCGGAAAATTGTAGACAAACACGCCCTTGTTTTTACGAATAGTGCAGGCGAGTACGGAGCGGGAGCGTTGACTATTGCATTTTGCCCTATCTGCGGTAGAAAGCTGGTGGAATGATGAAGCAGGAAAAAGAAATTTTATACATATATATTAATCATGAAAATTGTCCATTAGACCCAGTTAGCTGCGGATGTTCAATAGAAACTACGACTTTTGAAGATGCTTGTATAGGTAAAAGAACATTCATTCCGGGAATCAAATGTGATAAGTGAGGATGATTTATATGAAACATAAAAAAGAATGGTGTACTTGTGATCGTTGTGGTGCGGAAATTAAAAAAGGAATACTTTGCGGAAATTCGGTTACAAGAAACGGCGTTTTTAATACCACATACGACTTGTGCTATAAATGTATGGAAGATTTTGAGGAGTTTATGAGAAATGACAGTTAATATGGGAACCCAAATCTATGAAATGAGCCGCAAGCAGACAAAAGCTATCCTTGGAACGGCTAAGAAACTTGCAAATTGCAACATATACGGCATTGAAAAAGGTAACGTGGTGATTATGCTGAATGAAAAGTATGAGGACGATATGAGCCTTAAAAAAGCCGTAGAGGAGTATAAAAAGAAAGGGTTCAAGGTGCATTGGAAATGAAAATAATCAAAGAAGGCAGCCTTAGGTACGAAAGAAAACCTTTAAAGTTTGAGTGTAAGAATTGCAAAACCGTTTTTGAAGCGGAAAAGACTGAATATGAATATTGTGGAGATCAAAGGGAAGGCGATAACTACAAGTGTGAATGCCCATTGTGCCACAAAATGGTATATTACAATTAAAAGACAACCGGCTAACAAATGGAGTTAGTCGCTACCCTAAAACAGTTATAGGCAGAGGTCAAGGCACTTCTGCTTTTGCGGAGGTGCTTTTTATTTGGCTTCAAAGCAGTTAATCAATGCAGTAAATGGATATGAAAATTACATAAAGAAAAACGGAATAGATGAACAGGTAATTAATGCCTATGTAGATGCTTGTAGCGTAGCCATAAACGGAGAGAAAGATATTGAGTATGGATTACAACTTACAGAAAGGGCAAAAGACATTATAGAGCGTTTCTGCAAGGATAAAACAGGCGGTACGATTTGGGATTTGGAAAAATATGCATTCGACCACAAAACCGCATATGATCTGATAAACAAAAAATATGAGATTTTGTTACTTGAAGCCCAAAACAAAATAGTTGACAGCTATTTTCAGTACATAGAGAAAAAGCGTGAGCCTAAAGACCGATTTTATATGCCACGCAGGAAACAACTAATCAAAATCGGACTTGTGGACGCATTGCAAGGCATGATTGATGATAAATACGACATATTGTGCGTGAGTCTAGTGCCGGGAGCTGGAAAGAGTACGATTGAGAAATTTTTTCATTCGGCAGTTGCTGGTTGGTTTCCAAAAGACTACAGCCTATTTTATTCGCACAGTGGCGATATTACACGAATGTACTATGATGGGGTATACGACATTGTTACCAATAATGATGATTATGCATGGCATGACATTTTTCCTAACCTATCAGTTACAAGCACGAATGCCAAAATGGAGCAATTCAATATTGGCAAATACAAACCTTTTCCGTCTGTGCAGTGTACTTCTGTAGGAAGTAAGAATGCTGGTAAAGTCCGTGCAAGTAAATTTTTGCTAGTTGATGATATGATAGGTGGAATTGAGGAAGCCTTAAATCCTACAATACTTGATAAATTGTGGAATAAATACGCAGTAGACGCAAGGCAGCGTAAGACACAAGATACAGACGGAAAGCCGTGTAAAGAGATACATATTGCCACTCGTTGGAGTGTACATGATGTTATCGGACGTATTCAAAATATGTATATTGGAAATCCGAGAGTCAAAACAATATCGGTTCCTGATGTAGACCCAGTGACAGGGGAAAGTAATTTTGATTATGAGTATGGCGGTTTTACGAAAGAGTTTTTTGCCGACCAACAATTACTTATGGACGAAATCTCTTACCGATGTTTGTATAAACAGGAGCCTATTGAACGTGAGGGATTACTATTCCCGGATGATAAAATCCGCAGATACCTTAATCTGCCGCACGGAGAACCAGAAATTGTTACAGCTCAATGTGATACTAAAGGCAAAGGAACAGACTATTTTGTTATGCCGGTGCTTCAAAAATATGGGGACGACTATTACTGCGTTGATTGCGTGTGCGATAATACGGCAGACTATGAAATGCAGTATGAAAATGCGTCAAACATATTAGTTAACAATCAGGTACAAGAGTGTGAGTTTGAACGTAATGCCGGTGGTGACAGAGTGGCTATGGAAGTTAATAAGCGAGTTGAAAATAAAGGGTGGATATGCAACATCACTGATGTACCGACAGAGACAAACAAGGAAGCGCGCATTTTTCAGTGTTCTAACTGGATTTTACAACATATTATTTTCAAAGATCAATCACTTTATAAGCCTAATGAGCCATATGGAGTGATGATGTCATTATTAAAGCAATATTCGGTATCGGGCAAGAAACAATTAGATGATGTGCCGGATGTTTTCTCAAACTTTGCGTTAAGAATTACAAAAGGAAACAGGATAAAGAAGACAGTAATAATATCAAGTCCGATATAAGAGGAGGGTTTGTATGACAACCAAGGATTATTTGAACCAAATAAGCAGACTCAATAGAATGATAAATAATAAGCTGTCAGAGATATCACAGCTTAGAGAGCTTTCCCACAGCATATCGGCGGTAAAAAACGAGGAAAGAGTAATGTCGTCATCTGACCCAGATAAAATAGGCTCTACATACGCTAAAATTGACGAAATGGAGCATAATCTTGATAACATGATAGATGAATACATTGAAAAAAAAGACTTGATTATAGGGCAAATAGACGGCATAGAGAATGAAGATTGCTATAATATTTTGTTTTCAAGATATATCGAAAAGAAAACTTTTGAAGTTATCGCTACAGAAATGAAATACTCATGGAGACAAATTATCAGACTTCACGGAAAGGCTCTTAAAGCATTTGAAGAAAAATATGGTAACACGTATTTAAAGATGTCATAGAATGTCATATTGCTCCAATGATATACTGTATTTGTAAGAAGTTACAAAGATGTTTTTCATAAACACATTCTTCATCAAAAGCACCGTTGCTTAATTGTGGCGGTGCTTTTTGTTATGCAACGAGGTAAAAATATGAATTTTTATATGAATAAAGATAAATCAATCATGTGTCCGAACTGCCATAAGTTTTTAACTAAAGCAGACAGCAAAGACCCACGAACACATAAACTGGCTTGTAGGCACTGCCACAAGTGGATTTGGTATGTACCTAACGATGATGACGATTTTCAAATTAAGGAAATACCGGACAGAAGAAGTTCGAACGGCATGAGATTTTATTAGAGGTGTAGGCAATGCAGGCAGGAAGAATTGTCATATATACAGACGCAAAAGAAATAACGTCTGACAATATAATACCAATTTTGCGTGAAGCAATTTTGGAACATGATATCAATTCTAATAGAATACAGTTTCTTCTTGATTATGACGCAGGAATACAGCCAATAGTTAGGAAGAATCCAAAGACTTACAGACCAGACATTGACTGTAAGTGTTGTGATAATGTGGCTAATGAAGTCACGGAGTTTAATTTAGGTTTTAAGTGGGGAAATCCTATAACGTTAGTTCAAAATGGCGACAATGAGGATTCTAACCTTACAAAAGCTATAGCGGAATTAAACAGTTGCTACGAATCACAGAACGCAAGACAGAAGCAGCAGAAACTTGCAAGATATGTTGAAATCGGTGGTGTTGGATATGTCCTTATTGATATAAATACAGAATACGAGGATGGGGAAAGCTATTTCACATATAATGTATTAGACCCAAGGACAACATTTGTTGTAAGATCAACCGCCTACAGCGACAAGAGAGTTGTTCTTGCCGGGACATATATAAAAGATAAGCACAGTGGCACCAGGTATTACACTTGTTTTACCAAAGATACGAGATATGAAATTACCGACGGAATAAAAATCACTAACGGAAAAAATAAAGGGAAAACAAAATGGGGGTTTTTGGAGAGAAGCGGAGAAGAAAACCCGCTGCATAAAATTCCTATCATTGAATACACAAGGTCATTTGATAGAATGGGCTGTTTTGAACGGCAAATATCTGAAATGGATAACTTAAACCTACTCATTTCAGATTTTACAAATGATGTCGAACAGAATACACAGGCGGTATGGCATACAAATGATGTTGATTTCCCAGTTGAACAGGAAACAACAGTTGATAAAGATGGAACGCAACGCATTACTGAAAAAGTAAGAAAACCAAAATCTGGAGAATGGATGCAGACCTACACATCAGCAGATGGCAAAACTCCAATAGTTGAGCCACTTGCAATTAATTATGATTACACAGGTATGCTTAATAATATCCAATCAAGGCGACAGATAATCTTGCAGAAATGCAATGTGCCACAACGAAATGATAACAGTGGCGGTAGTACAGGAGTTGCAATGTCAGACGCAACAGGTTGGTCACAGGCTGAAACAGCGGCGGCAAAACAACAATTAATTACTGATGGCTGCAAAATGGAAGAAATAAAAGTTGTTCTTGCGGCTATTAAGTTGTCAAACAATGTTAACAGCAGTAACCCATTACTTAAATTAAGGGCAATGGATGTAAAACCTAACATTAAGCGACAAAAAACTTATGAAATGTCAACCAAGGTTAATGCCATGGCAACATTGATAAGCCACGGATTTAGCCTTAAAGATACAGTTGATGCAATTCCATTCTTTGATGACCCTAACGATGTTGTAGCGAGAAGCGGAGAGATGGTTAAGGCATATCAAGACAGTATAATCAACAAAGGCACACAGAACCAAGCGGAGGGTGGAGATGGAGAACAGCCACCCAATAAAGACCGCACAATGCAAGACTTATCAGACCAGACAGAAAATAGTCCGTTTATAGATAAGAGCAGAACAGATAAATAATTGATATTGAGCCACAAGGTAGAAAATGCCTTGTGGCTTTTTATATGCCCTAGAGAAAGGGCAATACAAATATCGCAAGAAGTTGAGAGAACAACAAAAAACGCAGAAAGCAGAGGTAAAGAAATTATGGCAGATGTAATTAACACAACAACAGAACCAACAACCAACAATGAACCACAGAACGAAGAGCATACACCTAGCGTAGAAGAACTTATGGCACAGCTCGCTAGTGAAAGAGCTGAAAAAGAGAAGTATAAGAACGCTTCCGATAAAGCCAGTTCAGAAGCAGCTAAGTACAAGAAAGAACTTCGCTCGAAGCAGACAGCAGAAGAACAGGAAGCGGAAGCAAAAGCGGAAGCTGAAAAATTGCAGGCTGAAAAGTTCGAGAACATGAGCAAAGAACTTAATCATATGAAAGCTGTCAATGCTTATCAGAAAGTTATAGGTGATGGAAAGGATATTGATTCTTTGATTGAGGCGGTTACAGATGCAGACCATAGCCTTATAGCAACTGTAATTGCTAATGAAGTGCAAAGACAGGTTAAAGAAGCAAAGGCGGAGTGGCTTAAATCAAGACCGGCTATTAATGCAGGCGGTGGAGAAGAAAGCACGATAACACAGGAACAGTTCAACAAGATGAATTACCACGAAAGAGTGGAGTTCAAAAATAAGAATCCAGAACTTTATAAAAAGTTCACAGAGTAGAAAACGGAGGTAAATAAACTATGCCACAGACTAAGTTAGAAAATTTAGTAGACCCACAAGTAATGGCTGATATGGTATCGGCTAAGTTACCAAAGAAAATTAAGTTTTCGCCTATTGCAAGAGTTGATACAACACTTGTAGGAAGACCGGGAAGCACAATCGTTGTGCCAAAGTATGCTTATATTGGTGACGCAGAAGATGTAGCAGAAGGTGTTGCCATGGGTACAACAGTACTTACAACATCTACAACAGAAGCAAAGGTTAAGAAAGCAGGTAAGGCTGTAGAGCTTACAGATGAATCAGTATTATCTGGTTATGGCGACCCACTTGGTACAGCTATCAATCAGATTGCTATGTCAATCGCTGCAAAGGTTGATAATGACAGCTATGACGCACTTTGCACAGCACCTATTGATCACGATGGAACAGCAGCACCTATCAGCTATTCAGCAGTTGTAGCGGCTAATAGCAAGTTTGATGATGAATCAGATTCATCACTTACAAAGATATTGTTCATTAATCCGGCGCAGGAAGCTACATTACTTAATGACGATGATTTCAAGAGCAATGACAAGTACCCACTTAATGTAATTATGAATGGAACTATCGGTTCTATTGCGGGAGCGCAGGTTGTTAAGTCAAAGAAAGTTAAGCTGGTTAAGTATGAGCTTGATGATTCAACAGGAACAATCAATGTTGTAGCTGATACAACAAGTGAGGATGCAACGAATGTTCACCTTGACACAGCACTTGCACATACGCTTAAGCCAAAGGGCAAAGAAATTAAGGTAGGTAGCAAGTTAAAGGCTGTTACAACAGAGTTCTACGCTTGCCCTATTGTTATCGTGTCAGCAGATGACCCTAACGAGGACGCAGGTGCAGATGGCGCATCAGAGGAAGAGAATGCACTTACAATCTATATGAAGAGAAGCGTTGAGATTGAATCAGACAGAGATATTCTTGCAAAGACAACTGTTATCTCTGGAGATGAACACTATACAGCAGTCTTAAGCAATGATTCAAAGGTTGTTCTTGCTAAGTTCGGAAAGTAAGAGGTGTTTATATGTTATTAAGACGACATAAAATCAACGCCGCAAAGCAGAGCGAAAAAGTAACAGCAGATAATGTAAGACAGAAAGTTGTTTATGGAGATGAGCTTAAGTATGAGGAAGAGCAGGACAAGTTCCCTGCTCAACCTACAAGCGACTACACAAAGACAGATATTAAGCGTATGTCAACAGCGGACTTGCAGACACTTGCCTTAGAACAAGGTATTGAGAACGCAATGGAGCTAACAGGAACAGAACTTAAAGAACTGTTAATTGAGAAATTAGGGTTATAGGAGCTGAAATTATGGAATACACCACATTAGAGCAAGTTAAAATCAGACTTAAACAATTTCATATTGATACAGTCAAAAATGATGATGAAACAACATCTGATGTGGTAGTGTTCGATAACAAAGAAGATAATCCGGTAATCGAACAGCTTATTAAACAGGCTGCAGAAGATGTAAAGGCAAAGAGAAATTATCCAGACAGCTACACAGATGAAATGATAGCTGAAGACTTAAAGAAACACCAAAGTGTCATTGTCAACCTGGTTGTCTATGACCATTCACAGTCTGGTGAAGAATTTATGGCGAGTTTTAGCGAGAATGGTGTGAGCAGAGCTTGGAGAGACAGAGAAAAGCTATTTGTCGGGGTATTTCCATTTGCTAAAGTTTTATAAAGAAGATTGAGCGTGACCATATTGCCGATGCCGGTAAAATGGTTGCAGGCGGCGCACATTAAGCGGTGGTGGGCAGTGCGTCAAAAGGAGATTCAAATGAAAAGTATTTTGATTCAAACTTATCTTGTGGCACTTCCGATAGTGCTTGGATATATAGTTTGGCTTCTTAAACAGCAAAAGAAAAGCAGGGACGCGAACAGTAAAGGAACAATGCTCCTTTTGCGCGTCCAACTTATTGAATACCATGCAAAGTACACCAGAATCGGAGAAATACCGTCATATGCCTATCAGAACTTTTGTGAGATGTATGATGCGTACCATGCGTTAGGTGGAAACGGAATGGTTACGAAAATGAAGCATGAAATTGAAGAGATTCATATAGGGAAAGGAGATAAGAGCCATGAGGAATTGGAAGGATTGGACTAAGAAAGCCGGCATCCGAGCAATCAAGACTGTTGCGCAGGCAGCGATTGCCGGAATCGGAACGGCGGCATTTATGGGCGCGGTGGATTGGAAATATGTTCTTTCTGCATCAGTACTTGCCGGAGTGTTATCGCTTCTGACAAGTGTTGCCGGAATCCCAGAGGAAAACACCAATGCTTGACATTAACAAGCAGGAAATGAAATATTCGCAATCCGGTCAGAGGGTATTCATCCCGCAAACTGACGAAAATGGAGATATTGTCTATGAAGGGTACAAGGATTCCGATGGAAACTTTGTACCTTATTTAGATTCCGAAGGCAACAAGATTCCAAAAGGCGAGGAAGTTGAAGGGTTTTCAGAACCTACAACATTCAAAGCCAATATCAGCAATAAGTTGTCGGAAGCCCTTGTGAAAGAATTCGGAATTGATGATAGTACATCATACTGTCAGCTTGTCACGGATAAAGGATATTTGCCACTGAAAGCCGGTGATGTGGTGTGGAAACGTTCGGAAGTCAAACGCACTGATGATGGACTTGTGGATTCAGAAACCGCAGACTACATCGTAAAAGGAGTTGCTGATGAAGGGCTGACCACGGATTTGTTTCTTCTTCGGAAGAATATTAAGTAGGTGATTGTATGAATATGAAAAAGAAACATATTTCAATGACACTATCCACTAAGTCCATACAAGACGCTATAAAGAAATTAGAACAGTACCGCGATAGTTTACAGGCTAAATGCGATTTACTTGTTTCTAGGCTTGCACAGGAAGGTCAGACGGTGGCAATAAAACAAATATCGAAATCTCCAATCGGAAACACTATAACGGTAAGGGTAGATAAAGCACCACAGTTAATGACATCGAACGCAATTCTGATTGCGACCGGAAAAACGGTAACGTCAGAAGATAGAGAACCGTTCTATACTTTGTTGGCGGTAGAGTTTGGAGCCGGTATTTTTTATAACTCCAAAGAGAACCCAAAAGCACCCGAACTTGGATTCGGTGTCGGCACATATCCGGGGCAAATACACGCTTTTGAAGATGGTTGGTACTATTGGGACGATAAGACCGAAACATGGCGTTATACCCACGGTATCAAAGCCACAATGCCTATGTATAATGCGGAACAACAGATTATTCAACAGTATGTAAAGATTGCAAGGGAGGTATTCGGTGGAAAATGAGTTAAATAGTTGGGCACTTGATTTTGAAGATACCGTTTACCGATTGCTGAAAGTTTACATGGAAAGCAAAGAAATCGGAATCAAGGTAACGCAGGACGAGGAATCGAACGGAACACCTGTTTTTCCAACACTTCTTATACAACAGATTGGATTTACAGAAGCCGGGAGAGATACAGAGTCTTATTTTATTAACGCAATTCGCCCAACATTTCAAATTACAATAACAAATAAAGGAAGAAGGGAAAAGATTAAGGACATTGCAGAGTATGCAGTGTCCTTTTTTAAATCAAAAAATTTTGATGTTTCAAATGCTGTGTTCACGATTTCCAAGCAAGTGCGCACGGCAACTTTTCGCGTATCGCGAATTATTGGAGCGTATGAAAATTTAGCATAGCCGCGAGGCAGAAAGGAAGCAGAAAATCATGGCATCAACAAGTTATAAGTCGCGTGTGATTATTAAAGAGCACACAGCGGAACAAGCCGACTTTGCAGGGACTTACAACCTTTTACTTGCTGCAAAGTCTATTCCATCTCCGGCATCACCGCCAAACACGGTTGAGTCAACCACGATGGAAGACCCACAGCAGACATTTGAGAAAGGTATTAAGACAGCGGATTCCCGGGAAATCACAGGAAATCTTGCAAAAGAATATCTGGAAAACATCGAAAAGCTGGGAGATAAAAAGGTTGACATTATCCACCTGTACGGTACAGATGGAATCGGTGGCGTGGCAAAATACGCATACACCGGAACTGTTACCGCGACACCGAATGATGTAGGCGGTGTAGATGAAATCCTTGAAATGACCGCAACTGTTATTCCAAGCACGGCATCAGAGCTTGTTACGGATAAGCTGAAAGTCGTTGATAACAACGATGGAACATTCACTGTAACAGTGGTGGGGTAAAAAGCCTATCGGACGAGCAATCGACCGCACCGGTAGGCGAGGATGATCGGTCGATAGCAGAACTTGAAGCAATGAGATAAGCAACAATGGGGCGGTGGCAACACTGCCCCTTGCCAATATAGGGCAGAAAGGCAAGGTAAAACATGAAAGTTAAATTAGGTGGAAAAGAATATACAATTCAGTTTGCAACGAGACCATCATTAAAATCACATATCTTACAGGATATTATGAAGACACAGGACATGGAAGATATTTCTTCTATGGAAGATATTCTTCTTGAAACACTTCCTAAGACGCTTCTTGTGGGATTGCAGATGCATCACAATGAAGAATTTGGATATGATTACAAAACAAACGAAGGCTACGATGAGCAGCTTGAGAAGGTGTCTAACATTCTCTATGACGCGATTGACACAAACGAGATTAACTGCATGGATTTATTTGCTGATATGCAGAAGGAAATGATGACAAACGGTTTTTTAGCGCAGATGATGGAGTCGTTGGAGAGAGCGCAGGAGCAGGAACAGGAGAAGAAAAAGACCCCATCCAAAGCGAAAGCCAAGAATTAACATGGGAATATTACGTTGCGGAAATCCGTCCGTTTTACCTTGTGGTAACGAAAGGCTACGGATTTTCCGTTGATGATATAGATATGATGAATCCAGAGTTGCTTAAGCCTTATGTGGATGCATATAAGGCAGAATGGAAGCAACGCGACATGGAAATTTATATGTGGTTTGGCAGATATGCAACGTCAGCATTTGTGACCGCAATAGATGCGACATTCGGCAAGGGCAATAGTAAGTACGTGAAAGAAACTTGCTATGATTCCATCGAAAAGCATAATACGGACGATCCCGATGCGGAGATACGAGAAATGCTTAAGGCAGAAGAAGCATGGGCGGCTGAATCAAGGAAATCACATTTACCAAAGCCAAAGATAGTTTAAGAAAAGAGGTATTGCTATGGCAGTAATTATCGGAAGTGCTAGGCATGATGAACACGGCAACTGCTATTCTGGTGGAAAAGCCGGAGACCAGACCGGACAGGAAGTGTCTACGCAGAAGTTTTACAACCATTCTAAAGGATGGTACGTGCTAAGGGCGAAGAACGATAAAGTTGCGGAGAAGTTAGCCGAGGCTATGCAGATTGCATCTGACAACAAAAATATTGGCTATGACCAATCGGAACGCTACGGAGTCATTAAGCATGGCATCAACACAAAGGTAAAGACGGAATGCGATTGTTCTTCCCTTGTACGTGCTTGTATTATCTATGCATCCGGCAAGGATGTGGGAGATTTCAATACATCTAATGAACGACCGGTAATTTTGAAATCCGGTTTGTTTGATGATATGGGTTCTTATCATGCCGGTTTTATTCTTCGCAACGGAGATATTCTTGTGACACGCATAAAAGGGCACACAGTTATTGTTGTAAAAGGTGCAAAGAAATGCAAAGCCAAGTATTATCCGAAGTATACCGGAAATTCCGGTTCAATTGTTGAAGCATTAAAAGCGGTTGGGGAAGATGATGTGTCGAAAGAACATCGCGCGGAAATCGCAAAAAAGAACGGATTTTCCAATTTTAAGTTTACATCAGAGGAAAATTCAAAGATGCTTTCTCTTCTGAAAAAGGGAAAACTGAAAAAGTAATTCAAGGGCGGTAGGGGTCAAATCCTACCGTCTTTTTAACCGGCTATCAATGTGGAAGATAGCCGCTAACCTAAAAAAGTTATAGGAAGTTGGTGGATAAATGGAATTAGAGTCTCTTGAAATAAAAATCCAAGCACAGGCACAACAGGCAAGCGGTCAGATAGACGCGCTTGTGACAAGACTTGGGCGATTATCTTCCGCGCTTTCTGGACTTAGTACCGGAAATCTGAATAGTCTTTCCACAGGGGTAAACCGACTTGCAGGGGCAATGACGGCAATGCGTGGAATTGATACACGGACTTTTTCTGCAGTTGCAAGAAATGTAAGCAAATTAGGCTCTATCAACAGCAAACAGATTAATGCTGCGGCTGGTTCTATGCGTCAGATTTCCAATGCATTAAAAGGGATTTCTGGAATGTCGGCATCCGTTAAGGGTCTGACCGATCTTGCATCTGCAATCAAACAGCTTGGTTACCAGAGTTCCACCAAAGCGATTGAAAATATCCCGAAACTTGCCACGGCAATGCGACAGCTTATGTCTGAACTGTCGAAAGCCCCTAGCGTAAGCCGGAATATTATTGACATGACAAATGCATTGGCAAAGTTATCACGTACCGGTGGAGCGGCAGGAACAGCGGCAAAAAGCATCACAAGTTCATTTAGCGGATTTAGTTCAAGTGCTTCTGCGGTTACTAAGAAGTCGTTCTCCCTTGCGTCTGCAATCGGAAAAGTGTATGCAACATACTGGACTTTATTCCGCGGATTTAAGCTACTTGGAGATGCCATTGACATATCATCTTCACTGACAGAGGTTGAGAACGTTGTAAGGCAGACATTCGGGCAGTATGAAAGCCTAATTAACAATTTCGCAAAAACATCCATTGAAAAATTTGGCATGTCTGAATTGTCCGCGAAACAGTTCGCAAGCCGTTTCCAAGCCATGGGAACAGCCCTTGATATTCCGCAAGGGCAAATGGCAAAAATGTCTATCCGGTTGACAGAATTAGCCGGAGATATGGCTTCATTCTATGATGTGAGCCAAGAAGATATTGCCAAGAGTCTGCAATCTGTATTTTCCGGTACTACGGCACCTATGCGGCGTTATGGTATCGACTTGACACAGGCAACATTGAAGGAATGGGCGTTAAAGCAAGGGCTTGATGCAAACATTTCCTCAATGACGCAGGCTGAAAAAGCCATGTTGCGTTATCAGTATGTGCTTGCGCATACAACCAATATAACCGAGGACTTCAAGAGGACGCAAGATAGTTGGCATAACCAGATAACCATGCTTAGAGAGAACTTCAAAGCACTTGGAGCGGTTGTTGGTGGTGGTTTAATCAATGCATTTAAGCCATTTATCAAGGTGCTTAATGCAGTTTTGCAGAAGGTGATTTCTTTTGCGGAAATGGTAACAAATGCTTTAGGTTCTATCTTTGGATGGAGATATGAAGCAAGCAAAGGGGCAGGAATCAGCGGTCTTGCTGACGATATTGGAAGCGCATCTGACGGCATGGACAATTTAAGTGATGCCGCAGGAAACGCAGGGAAAAATACAGGCGGTATCGCAAAAAATGCCAAGAAAGCAAAAAAGGAAATCCAACAGGCAACGCGTGCATTTGATGAATTAAAGGTTATTTCAAAACAGAGTAAAGATAACACTTCCGGTTCCGGAAATAAAGGTTCTGGTTCTGGATCTGGTTCAGGTGCTGGTGGCGGCACCGGTGCTGATGGTGGATTAGTTCAGACGGACACCATCTTTAAGAAATTCAAAAGCAAAATCAAAGACCTTGAACAGTTGGGAGAGTCTATTTCCGGTGCGTTAATTAACGCAATGAAAAAAATTAAATGGGAAAAAGTGTATGCAAAAGCTGAAGGTTTTGGAAGGGGATTAGCCAAATTCCTTAACGGACTATTTAAAGGGCAAAAAGGAACAACGCTTTTCGGAGAAACCGGAAAACTGATCGCAAATTCATTAAACACGGTGCTTCATGGATTGGATTCGTTTGGAACGACATTTAATTGGAAGCAATTTGGAAATTCAATCGCAGACGGAATAAACAAGTTTTTCCAAAACTTTGACTTTGCATTATTGGCTAAAACGCTTAATTCGTGGGCGCAGGGCGCGTTTGATACAGTTACGACAGCATTAAGTAAAATTTCATGGAAGGATGTATGGAACGGAGCAAAGGAGTTTTTAAGCAACCTAGATGTAAAAACAGTTGGAATCATAATCGGTGCGCTGACAATCAAAAAAATTCTTGGATTACATCTTGCAAAAACCGCACTTGATATAATCGGAACTTCCATTTCAAAAGCAATAGCTGGTTCACTTGCATCAAGGCTTGGCGTTGAAATTGCGGCAAATGAGGGAATCTCGGCAGTATTGTCTACCGCTTTGTCAAAAAAAATAGGTGGGGCGTTTGCTACACTTGGAACAACTGTTTCAGCTGGTGTCAAAGCTTTATTCGGTAGCGGTGCGGCAGAGAGCGCACTTTCTTTTATCAGCCCGGTAGCAAAAGCTATAACCGGGATTGGCTCTGTTGCGATTGGCGCATTTACTGCAATATCAAACTTTGTGACCATGTTAAAGAACGGATTCAGTTGGCTTAATGAAGCACTTATGCTTGTCGGAGTTACGATTACGGCAGTCGGAGCGGTTATTTTAGGGGTAGCGGCAGCACCTGCAGCGATTACCGCAGGAATAGTAGCCGGTGTTGCAACGGCGGCTGTAGTAGTCAAGGATCATTGGAAAGAAATAAAAGGAATTTTCTCAAAAGCAGGAGATTGGTTTAATACTAATGTGATTAAGCCAATAAGCGGTTTTTTTAAGGGATTATGGGAATCTGTTTCCGGTTTTTTCTCTTCTTTATGGAAAGATATATCCGGTGTATGGAAAACAGTTTCTGGATGGTTCAATACTAATGTTATAACTCCTATTGTTTCATTTTTCCAAGGATTTTCGAAAAGAGTTGGTCAAATCTTTCAAGGATTGTGGATCATTGTCAAGGCTGTATGGATTGTTGTTTCTGATTGGTTTAAATCAAAGGTAATAGAGCCAATAAAGAAGAATTTTGAATTATTGAAATCGGCAGTATCAACCGCATTCAAGGTTCTATGGACAACTGTGAAATCTGTATGGGCGGTGGTTTCCGGTTGGTTTAAGGAGCATGTTACAACACCTATCAAGAATGCTTTTAGCTCAGCAAAAGAATCTATTCAGAAAGCTTTTAGCGCGGCAAAGACAGCGGTAACCGGTGCGTGGAATAGTGTTTCTAGTTGGTTTAAAGAACATGTAACCACCCCGATAAAAAATGCTTTCTCGAAGATGAAAGAAAGTGTAGCTGAAATATTCAGCAAATTATGGAATAGCGTGAAAAGTGGTGTTGCCGGGGCAATGAACACCGTAATTTCAAGAATTGAAACAGCAATAAATTCATTGATCGGTGGAGTGAATACCGTTTTGAGAGGGTTCAACAGTGTTGTTTCTGCGGCGGCTAAAGTAGCAAAGGTAAAGTGGAGCGGAGTCGATCTTGTGCCGAAAGTGAGCCTACCTAAAGTAAAGGCTTATGCAACGGGCGGTTTTATGGATAAATATAGCATAGCAACAGTTGGAGAAAATGGACTTCCGGAAATTATGGGAACAGTCGGAGGTAAGCCAGCGGTCGCAGGAAGCCAAGAAATTACCGGAATCAAAGATGCTATCAATTCTACTTCCGCACAAGAAGTTTCCTTATTGCGACAACAAAATCAGCTATTACAAGCTATTTTACAGAAAAATTTCGGAATTACTACAAGCGACATAGGAAAAGCTGCAAGGGATTATGGTAGAGAACATTACAATCGAACCGGAGACAATGGCTGACTTGAAAAAGTAAATTACAGTGCAAGAGTAAATTCCATCGGCTTTTAAATTTTGCTGATTTTGCAGGAGTTTTTTTAACAAAATCTCTTGCTTTCTGTTATAATTAAGCTAGCTTATCGAAATTTTGTTGTTTTTATGGCATGAAAAACAGGCTACTGGAATTCGGTGTGTCAGACTAAATTCCACCAGCCACATTTAAAAAATGTGAAATGTTTACTTCCAGTCTGACAGCAGATTTCGATCAGTTAATTAGTTACTTCTTAAAGCGTATCAGCTTAGGCGTTAAATTGACTTCATCTGGTGAAATCGGCTTGAGCTGAAAGGCTTTAAGAACATCTTCTCCAAGTGTTTCCAGGGCAGCATCATACGGCGTTTTGCCGTCAAGGCTTTCTCTTGGAGTAGAGTTTATGTGATTCACAATAAGATTGACATCCCATTGGGTTAGAAATTCAAAGGATGTTCCTTTAGGCAATATCATGCGGAGCATGGTATGCGCCTGTTCGATGGTTCCTTTTTGTCCGCTACGCATTGGATCACAGTAATAAATGCTGCTTCTTTGTATGCCGGTAATTCCAGTTTCTAATTCTTCTGGGTTCCCAAATTCAGAGCCACGGTCGGTTAAGATATTTTCAAAAACAGATGTAAATTCATACGTTCCCATACGTTTTTCCAAACGGTCAAATACAGCACGGACGGCACCTTTTGTGCACCGGTTAATAAGAAATGCAAGAAACAGTTTTTCCTCTGTAAAGATCATGGTTAACAGCGTTTTCTGGGAGTCCCTTGATGACTTTACTGTGTCCATTTGTACATAAGAATTTAATTCCAAAGAACAGAAGTCTGCATAGGTTCTGTTGGTAAATACTTCGCGGTCTTTGATCTGTGTTTTGTGGCACTTTCTTGGTTTGAATTTTGCCTGCCTTTTCAGATCTACATTTCTGGCTGTGAACAGTCCCTTATCGATGTATGTGTACATGGAGCGGACAGACATATCCAGTTCCGGATGATTGATCAGGATCTGATAGGGTGACTGTCCCTGTGCGATCAACGGAGTAACAATCTGGTCTTTTTGGTGCAGCTGATGCCGGGTCATATTTATCCCGGCACGGGAACTACTTAATAATTCGCGGTACTTACGGTCGGCAAAACGGGCATCATAGCGGTATTTATGGGCAATGGTACAATGATTGATTTTCATTGGACAGCCATTACATACATAAGGCGCCTTATCAAGTCTGCAGCACCGTTCCTTTTCGAAATCCTTACAGGTTTGGTTGCAGGTTGGACAGGATGTACATTTAATACCGCAGAGCATGATTTTTCCACAGGCATTTGTTTTTTTACAGTGATAGCGGTGTACACAAAAGTTTTTGGCATTGTAGAAAGTTCCTTTGTGGTACCAGTCAGAAAGGCGTCGTGATTTAACCTCTTTTGAGATGGTTGTAGGATCTTTACAAAGGAATGCCGCAATGTCTTTAAAAGTCGCACCTTTGGATAATTCGTTTTCGATGTAGATACGGTCATTAAGTGTTAGATGTCTCTGGTTTCCAGGGATATATTTACTCATGATAATTCTCCTTCTACTGCTGTCAGAAGGAACTTTTACAATAACACTGATGTATGAAAGAGTAAATATCTACTGTGCAGGACTAAATTCTACCGCCCTGTAGGGCAGTGGAATTTAAAATTTCATTTTAGGCAGCAATTTAGAGGAAAACGAACAGATGAAAAAATTATGCAGATATAGTATAATAGACAATAATAAACCAAAAGAGAAACTTGCCAGACTGGGGGAAAC